TTGGGGGGCTTCGGCTCCCCTCCCTTCTCTAAAGGAGAAACTAAATGTCACAGACTACTTGGAGCGGACCACTCGCCTCTGGCGACCGCAACGCAGGCGAAAGCGGCGGACCGAACATCGGCCTCGCCTATCTCAGCCAAACCGCGCTGATCGACTTCGACGCCACATTGGTACAAAACGCGACGTTCAACATCCCTGCGTCTTCGCAGATTGTTGACTTCTACGTTGACGTACTGACTGCGTATGACAGCGCATCATCCGCGACGCTTTCGGCTGGTACCGCTTCTGGCGGCACCCAGTACCTGAGCGGCGTGAGCGTGAAGACGGCAGCCCGCCGTTCGAACGGCTTCACCGCTGCACAGCTTGCTGCGATGGACGACGTTGGTTCGAACCGCACGGTTGTCGCAACTGTAACCTCAGTCGGTCAGCCGACTACGGGTCAAGTTCGCGTCACCATGCTGTACGTGCAAACAACGGCTGATGACTAAGCATTAGTCTTATGCTATAAGAGGGGGTCGCCTTCGGGTGGCCCCTGATTATCGAGGAATATAAAGATGGCAGACGCAGTTACCTCTCAAACGGTTTTCGACGGTGATCGCGAAGCCGTAATGAAATTTACGAACATCTCCGACGGCACAGGCGAAACCGCCGTGCTCAAAGTTGATGTCTCGGCATTAAACCCAAGCCTTGCAGGCAAGGCATGCGACGGCGTTACGCTTGACCGCATCCACGCCTCGATCAACGGCATGTCCGTCGCAGTCCTCTGGGACGCGACCACGGACGTTCCGGCAGTGATCCTTGCGCCGGGCATGTACACTTTCGACCACGGCAAGCGCATCCAGCTCCCGAACAACGCAGGCACCGGCAAGACCGGCGACATCATGTTCACGACCATTGGCGCAAGCGCGGGCGATACCTACTCGATTGTGCTTGAGATGGTTAAGTCCTACGCAGATTGATGATGGACAACGCGTTCGATCTCCGGCTGTTTAAGGCCAAGAACCATATCGACGACGCGTTGGGCGTGAAAAAGCGCGGGCCGCAGCCTATGCAGCAGCCCATGCGTCCCATGCCGCAGATGCAACAGCCAATGCAGCAGCCAATGCAGCAGGGCCAGCTCGGCGTTAAGCCGCAAGGCCCAGTGCCAGCACAGCCGCGAGCGTTCGCCAAGGGCGGCCTCGCTATGGCCGAAGGCGGCGGCGCGTGGACGCGCAAGGAAGGGAAGAACCCAGAGGGTGGCCTCAACGCTAAGGGCCGCGCATCGCTGCGCGCTCAGGGCCAAGACATCAAGCCACCTGTCAGCGCCAAGCAGGCGAAGAAATCACCAAAGGCAGCCGCACGTCGCAAGAGCTTCTGTGCGCGCATGTCAGGCATGCCGGGGCCGATGGAGGACGACAAGGGTCGCCCGACACGCAAGGCACTATCACTACGCAAATGGGATTGCTGATATGAGCGACTTTGCAGTAAAACCCGTCTGGGACAAGAAGCGCCCGAAAGACCTCGGCAAGCCAAAAGACTTGTCAGCGAAGAAAAAGAAATCCGCGAAGGCACGCGCCAAGGCGGCCGGACGGCCCTACCCGAATTTAGTCGATAATATGGCTGCGGCCCGCAAGAAAGGTAAGTGACATGAAAGACTTCAAAAATAGCACCCGGACAAAATACTACACGGAAGAAGGCGGCACGTACAACGAACGCGGCCAGCGTGCCACGATGGCTGAGATTGCAGCGGAAGGCCGCCGCATGGAGGGCCGCAAGCCACCAGTCGAGGGCGTCTCGACCCGCCCAACCGACAGCTCGGGTCGTCGCATGACGAATGAACAACTTGGCATGACACCGGGCGGAGTATCTCCCGCTAAGAAGAAGGCGATGCCGAAGACCCCTGCTAGTGGAATAGGCGGCGGAGCTTTGGCTGGTGCCGCTGCTGGTGCTTTGGCTGGTGCCGCAGCCCGCGCCGGTGCCCGCGCCGGTGCTATGGCCGCGCCGCGTGGAACGGGCGTTTTGACGGATCGCGACATACAGAGGGCGAAAGAGATAATGAAGAAGGCTGTTCCAGCCCACAGCGACAAGCCAATCGTCCGCCGCAACAAGGGTGGTTTGATGGCGATGCCAAAGGGCAAGTGCAAATAATACGCAAGTGAACTGCCCGCCTTGATGGTGGGCAGTTTTTGCGCTATACCACCAACGCCAGAGGTGCTTGCTGACATCGGCTTGCTGCTGCGATAACAATGCGAGCACAACCACATGGCGTTTTCTAACACAGTTTCACAGACGAATTTTAACACGCGGCGCGTTATCGACAACGCGATCCGCCGCTGTAAACTGACGGCACAACAGATCACCGCCGAACACATCGACATCGCCAACGACCAGCTATACCTGTTCCTCTCCGACTTGGCCAACCAAGGCGCGCCGCTTTGGTGCATCGAGAAGCAGATTTACCCGCTGTACGACGGCGTGGGCGACATCACGATGACCGACGGCACCGTCGACATCCTGAACAGCAACTTCCGCTGGCTCCAACAGGTGACCGGCATCAATTACGACACGTCAACCTACCGCGAAGTTGACTTCACCGACAGCATTTTCGTGGCCAACGTCGGCATCCTGTGGTCCGCCGCCGCCGTGCCCATCGTCCTTGAGCGTTCAGACGACGGAATAGTCTGGGTCGAAATCCAATCCGAGACGCCGACAGCGGCCGCAGGCGAGTGGACGTGGTACGACCTCGACAGCAGCGTGGCTGCACGGTATTTCCGCGTCCGCGCAACGTCAGGAACGCTCGGATTTAGCCAAATTTATCTGGCAAACACGCCGACAGAAATCCCGTTGGCGCGCATGAACCGCGACGACTACACAAATTTGCCGAATAAGGCGTTTCAGTCGAACCGCCCGCTGCAATACTGGTTCGACCGTCAGGTTAACAACCCAATTATGCACATGTGGCCGGTGCCAAACGCCGCCGCGACCGTCTGCCAGATCGTTGTGTGGCGTCAGCGCTACATTATGGACGTCGGCACGATGACGCAGGACGTTGAAGTGCCCCAACGCTGGCTCGAGGCCATCGTTTCGGGTCTGGCGGCCAAAATGGCGCTTGAATTGGTCGAAGTTGACGTCAATTTGATCCCGATTTTGGACCAAAAGGCGGCAATTTCGCTGAATATCGCGCAAATGGAAGAGCGCGACAACAGCCCGATGATGATTGCCCCCAACATTTCGCCGTACACGAGGTAAAATCATGGCTGTTGAGGGCTACATCAACACCATCGGGCGAAATCACCTTGGCATCGGCATTTGTGACCGCTGCAAGCGTAAATTTCCCATTGATGACCTGTACAGCGACCGGAATATACCGGGGCTGAAGGTCTGCCTCGACGACGTGGACGATTTCGACCCGTGGCGCGAGCCTGCGCGGCAGCCAGAGGACATTACACTGCGCTTTCCGCGCCCAGACGTGACACTGGACGGCTGATGCCCCGTTTTCTCAACACACGCGGCAATACGACGCTGGCAATCGGCATCTGCGGACGCTGCTCCATCAAGATGCCGCTGGCTGACCTGCTGCCCGACCCGAACTCGCCGGGCCTGTTGGTCTGCGAGAAGGATCGCGACCAGTACGATCCGTATCGCCTTCCCGCTCGCCAGCCGGACAACATTGTGCTACCATTCACGCGACCAGATACACCTATCGGGACCGATCCCGCCGGTGTCATAACGCAAGACGACAACTACTTCCTCATCACCGAGGACGGAGAGGATTACCTTGAGCCATGAGTGATGTACCTAGCAACCTCATCCCGACCCGCATCACGGGTCTGCCAGAATATCTGGGCACGAGCACGCTCGGCTACCTGCCGTATGTGATCGAGGGGAACACGTACAAGGTTCAGTTCACGAACATCGCCGCCGTCGGCGCGGTGCCGTCCACGCGTGAAATCAACACAGGCAGTGGTCTGGGCGGCGGCGGAGACCTGTCGGCCAACCGCACGCTCTACATATTGCCAGAGGGCGTCGACGACAGCCGTCTGACCACCACGGGCGTCACTGCGGCCACTTACGGCGCGGCTGACAGCATCCCTGTCTTCACCGTCAACGCGCAGGGCCGCGTGACGGGCGTCACAGACACGCCCATCGTTCTTTCGAATTACGTCCCCACCAGCCGCACAATCACGGCTGGCGATGGCCTAACGGGCGGCGGAAACCTCTCCGCCAACCGATCATTTGCAGTAAACTTTTCATCTACAACGCCTGAGCCTCTCGGTCCCGGATCTCCCGGTGTCTCGACTGTTGCCGCGCGTGAAGATCACGTCCACCCAGCGGTGGACCTGAGCGACACCACGGAAACTCAAGGCGTGCTCCCCTTGTCCCGTGGAGGCACCGGCAACAGTCTGTCTCCTGTTGTCGGTGCCATCGCATACTCCAGCAACGACAAGCTGTATCTGACGCCAACGGCGGGCAGCGCGGGTCAGGTGCTGACTTCCGACGGCGGTGGCGTGCCGTACTGGTCGACGGTGACAGGCGTTGGCACGGTCACGAGCGTCGACCTAACAGCAGGCACAGGCATCAGCGTATCCGGCGGCCCGATAACGAGCGCGGGTTCGATCACCGTTGTCAACACCGCGCCCGATCAGGTTGTGTCACTGACAGGCGCAGGACTGACGTCCGTCACAGGCACGTACCCCAACTTCACTATCACATCCACCGGCGGCACGGGCACCGTAAGCAGCGTTGACGCCAGCGGCGGCACGACTGGGCTTTCGTTCACTGGGGGCCCGATCACGTCGACAGGCACATTGACCCTCGGCGGCACGCTGGCTGTAGCCAACGGCGGCACGGGCGCAACAGACGCGGCCACCGCGCGTTCAAACCTCGGAGCAGCGGCCTCCGGCGCGAACAGCGACATCACGTCGCTGTCGGGCATAACCGGCGCGATCAGCACGGTCGACAGCATCACCTTCGACACAACGGGCGGCGTCACCGTCGGGCAGGGCCAGATTGCTTGGAACTCAAACGATGGCACGATTGACATCGGCATGGGCTACGACGCAGTTACGCAGCAAGTCGGCCTTGAGCAGTATTTCCGCATCAAGGCCAGCGCGGCCATCACGGATGGCCAGTGTGTCATGTTCACCGGCGCGGTTGGCGCGTCTGGCGTATTGACCGGCGCTCCCGCCACCGGCGTCACGAACCCCCAATATATTATGGGTGTGGCGACGATGGACATCGCCAACAATGGCTTTGGCTACATCACCAGCTTTGGCATTGTGCGCGGCATCAACACAACGGGTTCGTCTGTCGGCGAGACTTGGGCCGATGGCGACATCCTCTACTACAACCCAGCTTACACTGGCGGCCTGACGAAGGTCGAGCCAATCGCACCGCTGCCGAAGGTCGTTGTGGCGTCGGTCGTCAACGCCGGTTCAGGCGTTTCCGGTTCGCTCTTTATCCGCGTGCAGGCCGAGCCAAATCTCCAAGGGCTTACGGACGTCTACGCGCCGTCGCCAATCAGCAACGGCCAGATCCTAATCGGTGACGGGGCGCAAGCTCGTTGGGAGGCGGCGACGCTGACGGCGGGCACGAATGTCAGCATCACCAACGCGGCGGGCGCGATCACAATCAACGCGACCGACCAGTACAGCGGCACGGTAACCAGCGTCGACGTGAGCGGCGGCACCACCGGCCTGACCACGTCGGGCGGCCCAGTTACAAGCAGCGGCACGATCACACTCGCAGGCACGCTGAACGTCGCCAACGGCGGCACAGGCTTAACCTCGCCGGGCACCAGCGGTAACGTCCTAACCAGCGACGGCACTGCTTGGGTATCGCAGCTCCCCGCAGCCGGTGGCATAACGTACACTACGGTCAAGACGTCTAACTATACCGCTTCTGCGAATGATGGTGTGCAGACCGATACTAGCGGCGGAGCCTTCACGGTTACGCTTCCGGCCACTCCGGCTGTCGGCGATCAGGTTATCGTCGTTGACAGCGCAGGATCGTGGGCCACAAATAACCTTACCGTTGGCCGTAACGGTTCGACCATCAACGGCTCGGCCACTGACCTTACTTGTGACATCTCTGGTGTCAGCGTGCAGTTTGTTTACAGCGGCACCACGTGGGATGTGTACGCACAAGTCGGCGGCGCGGGTGCGGGTGTTGTCTCGGTCGCGGGTGGCGGCACGGGGGCTACCTCGCTCACTGGTTACGTTAAGGGCAGCGGCACTTCACCTCTTACTGGTGTAGCTACTATCCCGGTGGCCGATGGCGGCACGGGGCTATCTTCGCCCGGTACTTCGGGCAACGTGCTGACCAGTGATGGTACGGGGTGGACATCCACCGCGCTTCCATCGAGCGCGGTGCAGTATCCGCAGAACATTCAATCAGCCAACTACACGTTGGTGTTGGGCGACGCAGGCAAGCAGATATTCCACCCTGTGTCGGATACTTCTGCCCGCTTATACACGATCCCCGCCAACTCCAGCGTCGCGTTTCCAATCGGTACGGTTGTACTTTTTACGGTGGAAAATGGCGGGGCTGTTGTCGCAGTAGCCATAACCAGCGATACGTTGGTTTTTGGAGACGGAACTACAGGGTCGATTGCAGTTGCCCCAAACAACACTCTTATGGCAATTAAAGTCACCACAACTAAATGGATGGCAAATTATCTGTACCAAACAGGTGCCCCTGTTGGCGCTGCCATCGCAGTAGCGCACTCTACAACACCCTATGTGTCCGCCTACCCGTGGAGTGGCTCAGGCTTCGGTACTAAATACGCCAACCCAGCTACAGTGCCTACCGGCACCGGCCAAGGCGTAGCGTTCACCCCTGCGGGTGATGCTGTTGCGGTGTCTCACTCTACAACACCCTATGTGTCCGCTTACCCATGGAGCAGCACTGGCTTTGGCGCTAAATACGCCGATCCAGCTACACTGCCTGTTGGCGCGACTGTTGGCGGTGTGGCGTTTAGCTCTTTGGGCGATGCTTTCGCCGTCGGCTCTAGTATATCCCGCGTCTCTGTGTACCCATGGGACAGCAGTACAGGCTTCGGCACTAGATACGCCAACCCAGCTACACTGCCTGCCGGTACGGGTAACGGTGTATCGTTCAGCCCTACTGACGACGCCCTAGTGGTAGCGCACACTACCACGCCCTTTGTGTCCGCTTACCCATGGGATAGCAGCACGGGTTTCGGTACTAAATACGCCGATCCAGCTACACTGCCTCCTAGCACCGGCCAAGGCGTAGCGTTCAGCCCTGCTGGTGACGCTATTGCTGTAGCGCACGATGTAACACCCTACGTGTCCGCTTATCCATGGGATAGCAGTACGGGCTTTGGGGTTAAATACGCCGATCCAGCTACACTGCCTGCTGGCGATGGTAATGGCGTAGCGTTCAGCCCTGCTGGTGACGCTATTGCTGTAGCGCATAACAGTTCACCCTATATTTCTGCTTACCCTTGGAGCGGCTCAGGCTTCGGTACTAAGTATGCCAACCCTGCGACCCTTCCCGCCAGTACGGGTAACGAAGTAGCGTTTTCGCTTGCTGGCGATGTTATTGCTGTAGCGCACGGCGGATCACCCTATGTTTCTGCTTACCCTTGGGACGTCAGCAGTGGTTTTGGCACCAAATACACCAACCCAGCTACACTGCCTACCAGCACTGGCAACGGTGTAGATTTTACGTATCCATAAGAGAGAACACATATGATTTACACACAACTCAGCGACGATTACAAATATGACGTACTCGCAGACGCTGTGTACGCCCGCGAGGTTGAGCATTTCCATTACGACTTTGACTGCAAGAACTTTGAGCACCTGTTGGCAAACGCCACGGACAATGACTTTGCGGCCAACGTAGCAGAACGGCTAAATGATACGCGCAAGCAAATGGGTAACGTAGCCGCCATCATGGCCGCGCTAAAAGACCAAATTGAAGATCAAGCCGCATACGACGCGGCTGTTGTACGTGTAACTGCCAAGCGGGAAGCAAGGGAAGCAGAATAATGTGGTATGTCCAAGCCCAAGGCGACACCTTTATACGGCACATCTTTGATGCCGAGCCGACGCAGTGGGACGCGGACAACTACTGCTACGCCCGCCGTTTGACTGACGAACAGGCAGCACATTTTGGCGTTCACAAGAAGCGGATCGTCACACCGCCATACTTTGACCCGGCGACGCAAGTCCGCGAGGAAGGCCCAGCCGTGCTGGTTGATGGCGTTTGGACACAGAACTACATCGTGTCGGACCTCGGCCCAGACGCATCAGCAGAAAAGGTCCACGCACAGTGGATCGCGATCCGCGCCGAACGTAACAAGCTGTTGGCCGACTGCGATTGGACGCAACTACCGGACGCTTCGGCAGACGCTGCTGCGTGGGCTGTATACCGCCAAGCCTTGCGCGATGTAACTGATCAAGCTAATCCATTTAACATCGTATGGCCCGTGTCGCCATCAGCCGGAGAGTAACATGACAACTCTTTCAAGCATCCTCCCTCCGGTAAACGTATCGACGGCTTCAGGCACACTGCCTGCGGGCAACGGCGGCACAGGCTTAACCGCACCCGGCACTACAGGTAACGTGCTGACCAGCGACGGCACGACGTGGACATCTTCCGCGCCAGCGGCGGCGGGTGTCACTGTTGGGCAAAGTATAGTATTAAGCATGGTTTTTGGACTGTAAGGAAGCAACATGGCTAACCCAAATCTCGCAGGCGTCACCGCCATCTACGGCAACAACTCTAGCACAGCATTGTCCTCGACCAGCGCGACTTCTATCGTCAGCAACGCCGCGTCGAGTGGTAAGGTGTTTAAGATTAACGCTATTATGGTTGCCAACGTAGACGGCACGTCCGCCGCTGACATCACAATCAACAAGTACAGCGCAGCGGCTCTGGGCGGTACGGCCTTCCCGATTGCTTCGACAATCTCGGTGCCCGCCGACGCTACGCTAATCGTGGTTGACAAGACAACGTCGTTCTACCTCAAGGAAGACGAGAGCATCGGCGCAACGGCTGCTGTTGCAAACGACCTCGTTGTTACCTGTTCGTGGGAAGAACTCAACTCGTAAGGACGTTGAATGTTTAGGCGTTATCCTCGCGGCATCATTACAGCTAACGCACTGACAGGTACGTCGGGTGTCTACGATATAAGTGAAAGTCTTCAAGCCCCTCGGGTGTATAGCGCTGACCTACTTATCATTGCGGGTGGCGGTGGCAACACTGCGGCTTCACAAGGCGGCGGCGGCGGCGCGGGTGGCTATCTTACCTATTCGGCGCAAACTTTTACGCCGGGAGACGTAAAAACCATAACTGTCGGCGCGGGCGGCACGGCTCAAGGGTCTAACTCCAGCGTAACTGGTTTTACCACGGCTGTTGGCGGCGGGGCTGGTGGCAGTACCAACGGAGGCACTGGCGGTTCTGGCGGCGGTGGCGGTGGCTATGGCCCGAGTACCGGTGGCGCTGGAACTTCTGGACAAGGCAATTCTGGTGGTAATGGCGGCGACGGTTATGGGTGTGCTGGTGGTGGTGGCGCGGGTGAAGCCGGACCTAACGGAGCGACGTACACCCCAACTCGCGGCGGAAACGGTCTTGCGTCATCAATCACAGGAACATCCGTAACTCGCGCTGGCGGTGGTGGGGGTGGAACTATATTTAGCGCAACTGCACTTGCTGGTGGTACTGGCGGTGGCGGCGCTGGCGGCACAAATGCGGTCGGCGGTGTCGCGGGGACGGCAAATACTGGTGGCGGCGGTGGTGGCCGTGGTGGCGCGGGGACAGGAGCGGCGGGGGGTTCTGGCGTGGTCATTATTTCCGTGCCAACAGCCAACTACAGCGGCGTAACCACAGGTTCGCCAACGGTCACGACCAGCGGTTCAAACACTATTATGCAATTCAATTCATCGGGAAGCTATACGGCATGAGCCACTTTGCAAAAGTCATCGACGGCATCGTCACTGAGGTTCTGGTCATTGAGCAGGACGTTATCGACACGGGCGCGTTTGGCGACCCATCCTTATGGGTGCAGACATCATACAATACCTATGGCGGTCAGCACCCAGAAGGCCGTCCGCTACGCATGAATTATGCTGGTGTCGGCTACACATATGACGCAGAGCGCGATGCTTTCATCCCGCCACAACCATTTGCGTCGTGGCTACTTAACGAAGATACCTGCCTGTGGAACGCACCAGTCGCTTACCCAGATGGCGGCAAATGGTATTACTGGGACGAAGCTACATTGGCTTGGGTAGAGGTTCCAAATGGCGAATAGGTGGCCCGGAGGGCTTATCCGTAAAACACCAGTAACCCCGACCACATCTGCGGCTCCGGGGATTTGGACGCTGGCCGAAGCTGCGTATTGGACTAAGCAGGGGCTATGGCCCAAACCGACATACTCTGTCAGCTATCTTGTGATTGCTGGTGGCGGTAGTGGCGGAGGAAACGATGGTGGTGGTGGCGGGGCCGGTGGCTACCTCACAAGCACTGCGGCATTAACGTCGGGGGCGGTATACACCGTAACTGTGGGTGGCGGTGGAGCCAGTGTTTCTAACGTAACTCGCGGCAACAGCGGGACAAACTCATCACTTTCTGGAACGGGCGTAAGTGTTACTTCCTCTGGAGGCGGAGGTGGCGGTGTTCAAAATGGAACTAATACAGGTATAAGTGGCGGCTCTGGCGGCGGCGGCGCGTACTCAAGCGGTAGCGGTGGAGCAGGCACATCTGGTCAGGGTAACAATGGCGGCGCTGGTTCGTCTGGCTCTGGTGCTGGCGGCGGCGGGGGTGGCGCTAGTGCGGCTGGTGTTACTGCTGCTGGCGGCGCTTCAACTGGTGGTAATGGTGGCGCTGGTCTTGCAAGCTCTATTACAGGAACATCAGTCACACGCGCTGGCGGTGGTGGCGGTGGTGGTTATATTGCTATCGGCGCTGGCGGAGCAGGTGGCGGCGGTAATGGCGGTATTGAAACTGCTGGGTTCTTTGGCGTAGCTGGCACAGCTAATACCGGCGGTGGCGGCGGGGGTGGTGGACCACCAACAAATGGCACATTTATCAGCGGCGCTGGCGGCTCAGGTGTGGTCATTATTTCCGTGCCAACAGCCAGCTACAGTGGTATAACAACGGGAAGCCCAACGGTAACTACCAGCGGCTCGAACACCATTTTACAGTTTAATTCGTCTGGGAGTTACACAGCATGATCGAGGAACTTATCAGCCGCGTGTTCTACGCACGCAACGTCGCCCACTTCGAGCATTGGCGCGCCAAGGGCGACGGCAGCTTCGCAAAGCACATGTCACTGGGCGACTTCTACGACGACGTGATCGACGCCATCGACAAGCTCGTGGAGGCCTACCAAGGCGCGTTTGACCTAATCGGCAACATACCCGCCCCGAAGGTGTCTGAGCGTGACGTGCTGAAGCTCCTAGAGGCCGACGCGGACTGGATCGAAGAGCACCACGAAGAGATCTGCGAGGGTAACCGCGCCGTGGGCAACCTCGTTGACGGCGTCACAGAGACGTATCTGACCACCATATACAAGCTGCGGAACCTGAAATGATGGACATCGACGCTAACACCGTAATCACCGTTCTCGGCTTCATCGGGGGCCTGATCACCGTGTGGGTCAACCTCAACAACCGGCTTACGCTCATGGAGGCGCGCCTTGGTTTTGGTGAAGAGCGGTTCAACGTCATCGACAAGAAGTTCGACGAGGTGATGATGCACCTGCGCCGGATTGAGGACAAGCTAGACAACAAGGTGGATCGGTGATGATTAAGCGGTATTGGGTTCTTGTGTCTCTTGGCTGGTGTAGCATGGTACTCGCACAGACCGCGCCTACGTCATACGTCTACGACACGA